GAATAATGCATCATCTTTTAATGTAGATAATTGGGAATATTTCTGTAGTTTTTCGAGATGGTTTCCTGATGCTTTTTTGGATTTAATTAAACCACAGAAAGGCGGGCTTAACTTACATCTTGATCAACGAATATATTTAAGGGTCATGTTAAGATTTACATCATTCTATGGAGTTTTTCCACGAGGCTATGGAAAGACATTCGATGAGGTACTCGCTTCTATATTAGCTTGTGTATTTTTCCCTGAAATATCAATATCACTTTCGGCACAAACAAAAGAAAATGCTGCTGATTTATTAAAAGAAAAATATAATGAGATTATGCGTTTCTATCCTATGTTAAAAAATGAGGTTGAAAAGGCAAATTTTGCTAAGGGTGATGCACTTATTGTATTCAGAAATGGAGCAAGATTAGATAACTTGGCAAATTCACAAACATCAAAAGGTCAGAGACGTAAACGTATGAATATGGAAGAATCTGCCCTTATTGATAACGATACTTTCCTTGATGCACTTCTTCCTATTGTAGAAGTTCCTCGTGTATGTGTTGGTGAATATTCTATTACCGATCCAGAAGAATTAAATCAGCAAATTAACTTCTTTACTACAGCAGGATTTAAAGGTTCTGATGAATACCAAAGGTCTGTTGATATGGTAAAAGATATGGTTAATCTGAATGGAAAAATTGTTTTAGGTTCAAGTTTTTGGCTTCCTTGCTGGTATGGGCGTGGCTCAACGAAAAGTCAGATTTTTCAAAAAAAACGTGATATGACAATGATATCATTTGCACAAAACTATGAATCTAAATGGGTTGGAGCTTCAAGTGGTGCATTAGTAAATATTAATAAATTAATGTCTTGTCGCTCTCTCACTTCTCCAATTATGAAATCGACTAATGAAAATGAAGAATTTTACTTAGGTGTTGACGTTGCACGAAGTCAAAATACAAGTAACAATCAGTCTTTTATATCTGTAATCAAAGTCAATAGGACAAAAGATAAATCTAGGATTGTATCTTTTGATCTTGTTAATCTTATTAATATTCCAAATATAATGAACTTCACAGCACAAGCTTGTACTATCAAAAAGTATCAAAAACAATACAACGCAAAAGCTATTGTCGTTGATGGAAATGGACTTGGGGCGGGATTAATTGATGAATTATGCAAAGAATCTTTCGATCCGATTACCAAAGAATCATTAGGATGTTGGGATACAATTAACGATACTAATGAACCAGAAGTTCCCGAAATTGCAGAAAAGATATTATATAATTTAAAGGCTCAATCTGCACAAAGCAAAATTGTTACTAACTTTATAGATGTTGTAGATAGTGGTAAATTCAGAATGTTAGAACAACGTCAACAATCGGATTTTTCTGAAAAAGAATATGACGATTTTGATAATTGTGTAGCTCCATATCTGCAAACAGATGTGCTTTTCGAAGAAATTGCCAATTTAAAATTAAAACATCTTAATAATGGTGGTGTTACAATTGAAAAAGTTGTTAATAAATTGGATAAAGATAGAGTTTCTGCAACTATCTATGTATTGTGGTTAATCAATGAATTTTATAGAGATGTATATGCAAACTCAGATTATGAATACACAACTTTTATAAATTAACGAAAGGAGGCACTCACTTGTCAGAAGAACAAATAAAGCGTAAACGAGGTCGTCCTCTAAAATCGCAAACAGTAGAAATTAATTCTACAAATATATCAGAAATAAATTCAACTCAAATATCTCAGTCTATTCAGACTACTGCTACTCCATCGCATACTTATGAATACAATAGTTATTTTGGTTCAATCGCTTCTACAGATATTTTTGGCTGTAATCTTTATGATGAGTTTACACCAGAAGAAATTCGTTCCATTATAAAAGATCCAATTTCTAATCACGACCTTACAAGACGACTTGCAATGTTTGTCTATAACAGCGAAGGTGTTGTAACAAACTCTATTGATTATATGGTATCGCTCCCATGTTTGGATAGGGTTATTTATGGTAAAAAGCGTTTATTTGGTAAAACCAAACTAAACAAGAATAAAGACCTTATGTTGTCTACACTTGAAAATATCAATGATAAACAATTTATCAGGGATGCTTTATTCACCGATATGAACGAAGGAAACTGTTTTTATTATTTTGAAGTTACCAAGAAGCCAAATGATAATACAAAAGCACTGTCTGATTATGATGTTGAAAATATCGTTGAATTATGTGATATGGGTATGAATGCTTCTATTATCTCACTCCCATATGAATACACAAAAATTGTAGGTAGAAAAAATAACAGAAATGTTATTGCTTTTAATATGCGATATTTTGATGAAAAGTGCGTAACTCAAGAAGAGAGGAATCGTAAGCTAAAAAAATACCCTTCTGAAATTCGTAATGGATACTTACAATGGGAAAAGGGAAATTTTGCAGGTAATAATTGGCTCATATTAGATAATAAGCGTACTATAGCCCATAAGATTAAGTGCAAAATTAGTGAACCTTGGGGTAGACCACTTGCTATCGCTGCTATTGCAGATATTCTTTATCAGAATGAATTTGTTGATACAAAGCGTAATGTTTTGAAAGAATTAAACAATCGTATAGTAGTCCAAACTCTTCCAGAAGGTAAAGATAAAGGAAGTTGTGCATTAACAAAGAGTCAACAGGAAGATCAGCATAATAAAGTTAAGCAAGCTGTGATGACAAAAAATAATCGTGGTGGTACTTCTTTCTTTACGGTATCAGCAGGTACAAAGATAGATACTCTTGATGTTGGTACAACTGATATTTTTGATAGTAAAAATGAAGGTGATTTAACAGATAAAATTGCTTTGGATTTAGGTTTTGCAGCTCAATTACTAGGTGCATCTTCTACAGGTACATTTGCAGGTGGACAGCACAACTTGGAAATGGTTAATGCCCAAATATATACATGGATTCAAGAGTTACAGACTGAACTTAATTATGTTATCAATGAAAATATAATTAAAGACAGACGTAATCGTGTTGAGGTATATTATCTTCCAACCTCTTTGGTTAATAGACAACAATTTTTCGATATGATGAAGAATTTATATTTACAGGCAAGTGGTTCTATGACTATGTTGATAGCCAGTACAGGTATAAATCCCGATATTTATTTTAATATTCTTGATGAAGAATATGACAATAAGATTTTTGACAAATATGTACCTCATCTTACTAGCAATACTATTTCTAAGGATGACCAAGTTGGAGGAAGACCAAAAACTGATAATCCAACTGAAAATACTATGAAATCACAGAATAATGATGGTAATAATTTACCTAGTCCAAGTGACAATAAATAATTAAATAATAGTAATAATTAGAAGTCTGCTTAATTGTAGGCTTCTTTTATTATATACAACTCAATAAGGAGGATAAATATATGTTAGGAAATATCCTCGAAATTTCTAATAAATCAAGTAAAAATGGGCGTGTTCCAATTAAAGTAGCACTTCATAAAATTCATGATGATACGCAAGAAACAAACGCAAATGGTTTACATTGGAAAAAGGAATATGTACTAAATGCACTTGATTCTGCCAAAGGGATGCCATTTTGTGCTGAATTAGATGAAGAGAAAGAGACTCCGTTTGGACACGGTTTAACAGGTGAAGAAATTATAAGTGATGGTATTAAAGAGCCTGTATTTGAAAATTCAGAAGTTGTAGGTGTATGTGAAAATGCAACTATTGAAACAATTAAAGATAAAAATGGGAATGATATAGAAGTTGTTTGTGCAAATGGTTTTTTATATTCTCAACGTTATCCAAAATTTGTTTCATGGTTAAGAAAAAATTATGCACTAGGAAATGTTGATACTTCTATTGAAATAATGGGAATAAAAGAAAATGATAACAAAATTGTTTATGAAGAAGAAAATCCTAGTGATACATATCGAACCCCTCAAATTTATTGTTATACAGGGGATGCATTTCTCAGTATTTCACCTGCTGACAATAGTGCCATTTTGCTTGAGATATCAGAAAAGAAACAAAATAAGGAGGACAAAGAAACAATGGAATTTAACATGGATGAAATTAAGTCAACTATTCATTCTACTATTTCTGAATTAAATGATAAGTCACAGGCTTATGAGACACAGATTGCAGAATTAAATAGTGCTATTGAGGCAAAAGATTCTGAACTTGCTGAAAAAGAAGCAAAGATTTCAGAGCTTAACGCTTCTGTTGAGCAGTTACAGGCTACTCTTGATAAGTTAAACGTAGACAATAAGACTTATTGGGAAGAAAGAGAGATTCTTGAAAAAGAACTTGCAAAAGCAAAGGTAGCTGAGAAACTTGCTGAATTAGATACAACTCTTGGTGAGTTCAATGCAGACGAGCAGGAAGTAGCAAAGGAAGATATTGATAAGCTTAAGGCAGAAATCAATGCTGCTGAGAAGAAAGATGATTTAGAGAATGTAACTTCTGAAATCAATTCTATCAAGTCTAAGATTTGCATGAATATTGTAGCTGAACAGAAAAAGGCAGAAAGCGAAGCAAAAATCGCAGAGCAGAATTCAGCAAAACAGGAAGATTCTGTAGTGGATATCTTTTCTGAAATTTGCGAAGAAAAGAAAGATACATCTGATGAGGATGTAAATATTTTCTAAGAGACAAAAACTTAATATGGTAACAAAACATTCGCTCAGTACAAAACGTACTGGGTTTTATTTATTTTAAGGAGGATTTTTAAATGATTAAATTCAGAAATTTTGATCAGATTGAGCATAAGTATGCTTTCGAAGATGCGGTAGCATCAGCAGATACATTCAATGGTGCATTTGGAACAGTTACAGCAGGTTCTTTCGCTGTAGGTGCAGATGCAACAAAAGTCATCATGCAGGTAGAGGTTGGTGATGACGCAGGTATGCCTAAATACCCTATTAAGAAAGGTGAGCATGTTCGTGTTCTTGACCTTACAAAATTAGCTGGTGAGGAACTTGAGGTTTATGATTATCCATTACCAGATGCATTCGCAAAGGGAAATAAGCTTACTTCTACTGCTGACGGAGTACTTAAAGTTAATAGCAACGTAGGCACAAAGGCAAACCTTGAGGTTAAGAGCATTATCGGAAACAAACAGGGTGTTGTTGTCGTAGTAAACGGTGCAACAGCCTAGTATTAACAATTTTATAAGGAGGATATTTTAACATGTCATATACATTTGAGTTAAATAATGAAAGAAGAGACGCTAATTTTGTAAGCGGAAAAATCAATGAAAAATCTGCTATTGTTGAGATTTTCTCTGCTATGACAGCAGGTAAGGATTTAGCACCATTCGGAAAAAAAGCTGATGTTGCAGCTAAATATATCATGGAGTTAAATCAGAAAGCTTCTAATGGAGATATGACTGCTGTTTCAGAGCTTAATGAGCTTCGTAGATTTGCAGTTGAGCCAGTTCTTATGAAGGAAATCAAGTTACTTTCAATCTATGGTAACTATAAGTCAATTGGATACAACGAGTCATGTGAGGTTGAGATTCCTGAGTTCGCTAATATTGATCCACAGGTACAGGCTGCTGGACAGGATGTAACATTCCCAGTTATCAGAAAGAAGAGAGTTCCAATCGCTACTACTACTATCTCTGGTGGTTATGCAGTAGATTACAGAAAAGCAGCTCTTGGAGATATGTCTGATGAGAACGAGCTTCTTGACCAGGTTAGAGTTCAGATTAGAAACAAAGCTGCTGCTTATGTTGTTACAACAATCTACAATGCTATTAAGAATGCCACTGGCGTTAAGTATTTCTGTGAGGATGCAGGTCTTACAAAGACAAACGTTGATAAAGTTATTGCCAATGTAAGACGTTTTGGTAAACCTACTATCTCTGGTGACTATGCTCTTATTTCACAGTTTAATGGATTTGCTGGTTATGCAGGAACTACACCTGTTGTAAATGGTATTTCTCAGAAAGTAATGGATGAGATTCATGATACAGGTCTTATGGGAATGTATAATGGTGCAATTCTCTCTGAGATTCCAAACCCATATGACTTAACAATTCTCAACAAAGCTGGTGATAACTTCGAGACAGTTCTTCCTGCAGGTCTTGGATATGTTATTCCTGCTGGTGGAAAGTCACCTATCTATACTGTGACTCGTGGTGGTCTTACATCATTCTCTGGAAATGATGTAACAACTGGACAGGTAATTACACGTATGGATATGGAAGTAGGTGCAATCGTAGCCCCTAATAGAGAATATGAAATCGGACTTATCTCTGATACAAATCTTTCTACAATTGCGTAGTAATAATTAGTTTACATAGAGGGTGTGTAATGCACCCTCTTAATTAGGAGAATTAAAATATGAACGATATGTTTTACTGTTATTCTAAAAGATTGTCATATTTTATTCGTGCTTTTGACATTCATTATGTGTCTACTAGTATTAATCAGAATACCAAAGTAACTTATCAAGTATACCCAAAGTCAGAAAAGTTGGATAAGGTTATTACTTTGTATAATGAAGTCAAACATAAAATTTAGTTGATAATAAAAATAATTAGTTGATAGGAGAAAATAAAAATGGCAAACGCAAATAATAAAGATAATGGAACTGAAAATAACGAGACACCTGAAACAAATGTAACAAAGATGACATCAAATGTAGAATCAACAACTACTGTTCAGGATAGCCGTATGGATAAAAAAGTTTTAGTTCGTAGTATTGCACCTTGGGTAACTGGTTCTCCAAGGGTTACATCTAGTGGAGACATTAGTATCCCACCTAAAGGTTCAGTAATGCTCTCTCGTGAGGAGATTGTAGCACAGGCACAGAATGGAAATAAACTTATTAATGGTATTGACTCTCTTGGTAGTCATGCAACATGGTTCATCGAAGACGACTTCACACGTTCAGAGTTAAGTTTTGATATTCCTAAGGAGAAAAAGGCACAGCAGTTCTTAACAAAGGAGTCTATTGCAAAGATTTTCGAGTATAAGACTCAGAAGACTTTTGAAGACCACATTAAGGAAGAAGTTGTAACAAGAGCTGAAAAAGCTTATCTTATGGAAATGATAAAAGAACTAAAATTAAATGATTATGCTAAAATTTCATTCTGTGTAGATTATACTGGCATTAGACCATAGAGGTGATTATATGGCAAAAGTAACTAAAGCACAAGATGTAATAGATTTCTTTGAATCGTCTTTTGCTGATAAACAGGTTATTCCACTTGAATTAGAAATGATTTGGCTTAGAAAAGCTGTTAGCAGATATTCATTAGAACTTGATTCATTGCCATTTGATAATGAATTGGCTGAATTTAGTGAGAAAATGGACGATACTGTCATATCGACTCTTTCAGCTTTCATGAAAGAATATTACCAAGAACGGCAAGTATCAAAGGTTAATAAGCGTGTGAGCATAGTCGGTAAAGATTTAAGTGTAGATGGGAGCAACGCTACAAAAACTTCTGAGAAGGCTCACCTTGAATATGTTGCAGAAAATGCAAGGGAATTGGTTGAAAATCAAAAACCTACAGCGTTTATTTAAGGAGGTATATCATGGCAAAAGAATGGTATTTACTCTCCTCTCCTACCAAACCAAATAGTATCGGTGGTTATGAAAATGAAGGGTTTGTTGATTATAAAGATGATGCATTTTCAGAAACATTGGAGACCGATATCGCAACAACTGTAACATTATATAATCATGATTTGTCTAACCCCCAAGAAATTCGTTGTATTATTCAAGGAAACTCTGCTGATACAATGTTAAAATCAATGGAACGTATTGGTTTATTCAGTGTTGGAACTGTTAAAGCAGGAATGTACATATTCTTTGAAAACAGATATTGGCTTATAGATGGTTATCCTAGCACGCAGGGAATTTATGAAAAGGCTACAATGTGTCTTTGTCAATACAACCTTATGTGGCAGAATAAAAATGGTGATATCATTGAGCGTTGGTGTAGTTTAACAAGTGCATCAAAATATGACGTTGGCGAGAATGGAAACAACACTATTTTACTTACGTCAAATAACTATTCTATCAAAATCCCATATGATGATGAAGTAATTGAATTAGAAAATAAACGAGTGTTTATTGACAAACGAAAAATTAATCCTACGAAGGTATTCAAATTAACCAGAGATGATGATGTCTTATATGATTATGGTGACGAATATCACGGAAGTATTTTGAATTTTATTGCAGATAAGGACGAATTCAATCCAACTGTCGATAATCAGGAACTTAGGATTTGCAACTACAACTCTCCTCTATCCACTCCTGTTCCACCACCTTCAACAACTGATGAAATAGTTGCTTCAATTTCAGGTGGTGACACATTAAGAATTGGACGCAAAAAGTCTTGGAAGGTAGATTTTACTGATAAAGACGGTAACATTATAAATAATATAACTTTTTCATGGAACGTAAAGGCTAATTTTAATGTAACACAGGCAGTTACAGATAATATAATCCAATTATTTGTGGATGACGACTCATTAATAGATGAACCGTTTTTATTGCAGGTTTTGGATAAAGATGGAACTGTATTGACTAAACATGAAATAGTTGTTGTGGAAGGATGGTGATAATTGTGTCAAATTTATACGTTGCGAGTAAATATAAAAGTGATATTATCAACCTTCTATATGGTAGTGATAATTTTATTAAGCTTATTAATCCTATTTCACAAAGCAAGTGTCCTGACTTAGATATTTGCGATGTTCTTAGTGGTGGAAAATGGATTGTTAACGGAAATGAATACGAAGAACAAGGATACGTATTTGATTATAATTTTGTTAATGAAACTACACAAGATACAAAAA